GAATATGGATATGATAAAATGACCGCTTATGATGGCACGACTTTGACTAATGCAAACTGGACACGCCCTGCTGATTGGGGTGATTTACCTGCTTGGGGCTTGGCAGATGCTGAAGATCCTATAGATTCTAATCTTTCAAGAACGGGGAGGAGAAACTGGAGCTTATCCTTTAATTATTTAGATTCTTCTGATTTGATGGCAATTAATGAAATGATAAATACTAATGAACTAACAGACACAAATGAACTTACAACTCTGTTAGATGATACTTCTTTCTATTCACAGGTTATTCACAAGACATTAGGAGGAGAATTGCCGTTTCTGTTTCAACCAGATAATACCAACTTCAACCCCGATGCCTTCGCTTTGGCAAAATTCGATATGGATTCCTTCAAAATGAAAAGGGTAGCCCCACAGGTCTATAATATTAGTCTTAAAATAATGGAGGTCTGGTAATGGCAAGGCAAAATGTCGGCACTCCAAGATTCTATATTGACCTTATAAGCTATTATAACAGCTTAGGTATGATTAGTAATTTTCATTGGTCAATATTAGGAACAGACTATACTGCATTAGGACTAAACCCAACTAATCCTGTTACATTAACCTCAACAACTGTTTCTGATAGTTCAGTATTTAATGTTGTTACATTTGACACACCTATACCTGCACCAACTGAAAAAATGTGGATGGGCATATTAGGGCATAATCTTGCATCTCAGACTTCACCTCAATTAGGGGTAGATTTCAATTTTAAAGATTCGTCTAATATTGCTGAAGGGTATAATATAAATACTGTTGAGCTTGTAAATTGGAACGGTGGTGAATTAAACCCACTTTCTAATAATGGTTTCACTCTTGTTGATAAATCTTCAATAGGCTTGGATAATATTAAAACCTATATTTTAAGACTTACAGACCCAGAAGATGGTGGTGCACAAAGTATTGACGTTAAAATAGGTTCTTCTCTTTTTGGAACTTATTACGATATGCCACATTCCCCAAATTTAGATATTACAATGTCAAGAGAATATAATGTTAAGCACATTAAGACCAAAGGAGGTGCGGTACTTTCTAATTCTCAATGGATTAGACCTAAAGGTTGGAGTATGCCACATTTTCAGCTAAGTGATACTATATCTGAAGAAAAACCATCTATACACAGAACTGGAAGAAGGGGATGGGAGTTGTCGTTTGACAGTCTTGAGAGCAGTGATTTGATGTCGAAGAATGAAGGTGTAACAGCATCAGGCACAGAATATGAATATCCGGGAGGATTAAATGAGGATCAATCTCTTAATGTAAGTGATAATTTTTATTCTCAAGTAATCCATAAAACTTTAGGAGGGCAATTGCCTTTTCTTTTTCAGCCCGATAATACCAACTTTAATCCTGATGCCTTTTCTATAGCGAGGTTGGATATGGATTCTTTCGGATACAAACAAGTTGCCAACAATATTTATAATATCAAGTTAAAGATTGTTGAATCTTGGTAGGTGGTTATGAATCTTCAGAATTTGGGTCTTTTATTCCTATTTGGAATATACTTCCTGCCCATCTAATTATTCTATCCATATAATCTGTGAACTCATCAACGCTAAGAGTTTTTGTTGTTTTAATTTTAAAAACTTGTTTTAATTCTTCGTGGAGTTCATCCATAGTTCTACCACCAAAAGTTTCTGATTGTAACATCTGCCTTAATATGGCACGATAATAATCATTTTGGTTTTTAGACCTACGACGTTTTATAGTTAATACAACCTCTCCATACATTTCGTTTAAATCTTCCAAGAATTGTTTTCTTTCTTTGATAAATAAACCACCATCATAAACCTTTGCAATATATTCTTTTTCACTCCACAAAATAATCCCTCACTAACTTAAATGCTTCTTTCCATAGTTTTATTCTATATAAGTCCTCGAAATCTCTTTCTGGTAATTGGTGGCGTTCCGAGTGGTGTACCCTACAAAGAGGAATACAAGAAAAATCTATGCGAGAACCTGTAACAGTTCCCCCTTTTCCTCTACCTCCCATACCTCTCGCCATTAAATGATCTGGATCAACAGGTGTCCTTCCACACACTAAGCATACATTAGACTTAATATATTTAATATATTCTTTAGTGTTTATCACAATTTAACGCCATAAGGAAGTCTTAACCCATTAACACATCTACTATACAGTACATCCCTTCTTCTCCTAAATGTTTCTACTGCCTGTGGTGATACAATTATAAAACCAAACTCTCTTTCAACAGTGTCGCCTACTTCATACTGACTGTATTCATCTATAAGGTTTTGGTAGAAGTTAATCCAAAATTTAATAGTGCCGAGTTTATGTCCTGAGAATTTATTTGCCATCTATTATCCTTTTATAATCTGTTAAATAATCTTCTGCTCTGATAATAAAATACATATCACCTCTATCCTCTTTGATTGCTACTATATCTACGACATCAGTAATGCCGAGAAATTTTGGCATCTTCTTTCGGCATTTACACTGAACCCGGATGTCCTCATTCTTGCCTTTAATGATAACATCCACTTCAGCAGGTAATCCTCTCGACAATCCAGAAGAACCCCACATACGTTCTGCCTTAATTCCAAAGTAATCACATAGAGCAACAAGTTTTCTTTCAAATCTGTTGCCTTTCATCTTAGGACTAAGACCCCCTTTATTCTTCGCCATTATGTTCCTCCAATGTCTTTCCTAAATGTGAATCAGATACACGATTAACCTTATAGAGTGGTTCTCCATTTGCAATAGGTAACTTTGAAATTGCATCCTGTTTGTAATAGATACCAAATTGGTTATCGTTTAAGTATTTTACGAGTTCAGTTAGTTTAATCATTTAGTTTCCTTATTTTATTATTCACCTTTCACTGCTACTTCAAGTTTGCATACTCTTTTGTTTAGATCACTGATAAGTTCTTCCCAATTAACTGGTGGGTGAGATATATTCTCAAGGGCTTCAAGTCTTTCCTTTACTTTGGAAATTTCTGTTATTAAGTCGCTAATCATTCCTTCGTAAAATCCTACAACCAAGATGTTAGCACATAATACACCAAATACAGCGATACAAAGAAACACAAGAACGCTGTAAACTTCTCTGGTATGCTGTATTCTTTTAGACTGTCTTTTTTCTCAAATTTGTTTTTCATAGTCCATTTCTTCTCTAAGTCTCATACGACATTCAGCTTGTTCTTTAGGGTTTGATAAACAAGCGAGGTTATGTATTCCTATAATGTGGTCTTGCCAATGGTCAGTGGAATCATCATAAAAATCCTTAAACTTTTTGGTATTTAATATGCCTAATATTCTCTTTAGGTTATTATCACACCTTCTGTAATATTCAAACCATTCACCTTTAATTGTAACCTCTACTGTGTTTTCATAATTATTCATTTATTCTCCTTTTCATAATATCTTTTCATACCACGCCCAAGACAATAATCACACTCATAATACCCCTCATTAATGGCGTGGAATATTTCTTCAAATGGAACAAAATTAGATTCACTAATCATAAGTGCAAACTTGCAATCTGTAAGATGAATTGTTAAAGTGTTCTCATTCCCTATTCCGTTCATTGTCTTTGTATTGGAAATGATATAAATGGTTTTTCTTCCGTTTCATGATAAAAATACACTCGTGTCCAACAATCTCCGTGTTCATCTTTTTCATCTTTATAAAAGCTAACATCTGTCATACAAGTCGTTGTATCACAAATCGTACAAATATGTTCAATCAGTCTTATCAAATCTCTTGCAATCATTCCATCTCCTTATTTTGTAATATAATCTTATTAGCCATCCCCACCTCTTTGTATGAATATTACAAGGTAGGTCTTTATTCTCGTGATTACGAAAGGTGAAGTATTTAACATTGTTCCTCAATACTTTTATTAAACGATTGAATAGTCGTCAGCATATTTGTATAATACTTTCTTTTTAATAAGAAATGCTTTTTTAGAATGTTTATCGCCACGCCCTATAAACTCTGCATACTTTAATTTATGATCTACAATACATTTTTTAATGCTCAATGGTTTGATCCAAATATCAAATACGCCATCAAATATAACCCAATATTTAGCTTTCGTAGTTTGTAGTGCTGATGGACTTCCATTGAACTCAATCTCTATTAAGATATTACCTGTGAATTGACTTTTCTGATCTGACTTTACTTCAACCCCAAAATTCTTTTCAGGAATAAATATATCCCACTCCTTATAATACCCATCAACTCTATATGCCTTTGGATATTTAACCTTAATATTATTTAAGATTCTTTCCTCTTGTTCTACGCCAATAACTAAATCTTCTTTAAAACCCACTACTCACCTTTTATATCCCCATAAGGATAATCATCATCACATTTAACTAAATCCTCTGTCCTGTCAATACTTATACAATTCCGACTTTCCCCCTCCACATTAAACATTTCGCCAATAGTTAATTCCAACACATCATTTAATTTCCAACCTGCTCTTTTCCATATTTCTGATGGAATGTTTATTGCATTGTTTTCTGTGCTTCTTAATATGCATTTCATCTTTCTTCCTTTATTTTTTGGATTCCTTCTATTAAATAAATTAATCCATCTTTATTAAGACTGCGGAGCACAGAGATTTGTTTAGCATATTTATCGCTATAATAATCAACTCCCCCAATTAATCCATTTAGTATTTTAATTAATGGCATTTTACCTATTGTTTTAAGGTTTACTTCGCCATAGTTTTGATACATCATCGTTTCTTCTCCTTTTTGTTTAAATTTTTAATAACATAATCTAATGACGGGACAAAATACCAGAAAGAATCAAGATTATTACACATTCTAAGCAGACTTTTCATATCCGATAACGCCTTTTTATTATCCACGCTCACAAAACGTTTTACCCAAGTCATTTAAGCCAACCCTTCATCACTCATCCAAGCCATACTTCTCTATTAGCATCTTAAATCCTTCTTCCATAGCGTGTTGTATGCCAAGAGTAGTGAAGACTTCTACATCCTTATCTGGTATTGTTACTGTGAAAGTTTTATCATCTATCTGCTGAACATCTATTCCATGTTCATACGCCTTCTTAAATTCTGGGTTCTTTATTAGTTCTTCTTTGTGTAACTCTACATTGGTCTTATCCTCCTCTTGATATATCCAGTTTAAGGTAGTTTGTATGTCGTCTATTGCTTCTTTGAGTTGTTTGTCCATATCTTTCTCCGTAAATACAGTAAGTTATCATTTCTGTTAAATCTAAATTTTTGGAGGGGCTACCTCTAACCCCTCCAATGTTGTGTGTTCGAATACACACGATGTTCTATCTTTGGAGTTTTTATCCTGCAACTTCCAGCCAGTTAATTCTTGTTAAAATTCTTTTCTTCAACTTTAAAGAGAAAATCTTTGACTCTTTCCATTCCAATACAATGATCATAAGTTGGGAAAAAATACTTCCACATACCACCATTAGCATTAATCCAATAACAAAATGCAAGTCCTATTTTCTCAGTATTCTTTCGTAAATACACAAGTCCAGTAGATTCACTAAGAGGTTGAATATTATCCACTATAAAAGTTTCTTTGTTTATATTAAATTCCCTACTTGGATTACTAAAGTTTATTGCAATCGTCTCAGCCACCTCTTTTAATTTTTTAACCCTAATCTTTTGCATTAATCTTTAATCAACTTTAAAAGATACCAAACGATTAGATCTAACAACATCCAATTAACTATTACACTAAGGTATTCTACCATAAGTTTTGCAGCCCACCGTTGCCCCTGCTTAATCTGTATCTAACACCATACACCCTTCGACAATAAATACAGTAAGGATGTTTCTTATAATAATCTTCCAATTTTCTATCTTTATTACACCTGAAACAGATTTTCCCCTTCTCAGTTTTACGATCTTCTGATTTAAGTTTAGATATTAGTGCTGAACCTCGTAAAGTCATTTATTCTTATACTCCTTATTCCAGTTCTTAGAACCAAACTTTTCCTTGAACATACACATATCACAGATCACACCTAAAAACTCTCCTGTAACTCCACTTTTCCAATCATAGAAGATTCGTTTCTTCCATTGGTTACATCTATCACATCTTGTATCTTTTGGGGTAGGGTTTGAGTAAGAACTATCCATTTTTCGCATATAATGGGCTGTTAGCGATTATATCTTTGATTTCTTGTGTCTTGGCTACTCTTTTGTGTTTTGTGGGTTTATAATAGGGAATTTGGGCTATTTCGTTATCTTTAGGCATTTCTTTAGGTTCATCTACATACTTCTGCCATCCCATCTTCTGAAAGAACTTATCAAAGGCACATTTATAACTGTCCACCTTCCATTTTTCTATCAAAGGTCGCCAGAAATTAATATCAGAATTGATTTGTAAGGCATCTTGATAGCATTCTCTCTCAAAGTCATTCATTGATCCAGAAACCATCTGTCCTGTTACCAATTCTTTCAGTTTTAAGGATTTTGTAAAGAGATTTTCCTCTTGAACTACCTTTCTTTCGTCTTTACTTGTTTCTTCTTTCTTTGGTTGTTCAACAGTACAACTAACTTCTTTTAAAAACTCTTTTACTTGTTCTTTTTCTTTTTCTTTAACCCTTTCAGCGTTTTCCTGAAAGGGTATTGGATACCCTTTGGAGAGTTTTTTTAATAGATCATACTTAGTTAATAACTCTATTATAGGTTTATGTGGTTTACAGGCGATTGATAATGTTCCGTATTGATATTCTATAAAGTCAGAAATGAACCATTTGGTCTGATTATCGAATGGCAATATTCTATTTCCATAATTTTGCAGTGCATTAGATTCGTTTATCTTGATGTTAAGGCGAATTTTCGCCACCTCAATCTCAACATTCCAAATCCCTGCGTGATTACAATCGTCTAATAGATATAACCAAAAGATTTTATAGTCTTTAGGAAGTTCACTAAACCACCTCTTTTTCCATTTGTCTGTGTCTGTGAATCGTTTAGCCATCGTGGAGTTTACAGGTATCCCTTATTTTACCTATGCTTGGAAAGTCGTCATACCAGATAGTTCTCTTACGATTACATTCGTATTCCCAAACTCTATCACAGATATAACAGTATTTAAGCCTTTTATCAATTATGCAGACTTTTTCGTGGTATCTACCCATAGTGCGGTAGGTCAGGACAGATGTCTTTTGTTGAGGAGGATAAAGAGAAGATGTAATTAACCTACTGCCCTGACCTTACTTGGATAAAATACGAAACAAAAAATACGGCAGCCACTAATCCCATCCAATCTTCTGTAAACCTAAACTGATTTATAGCGAATTGGATAAAGAAAAAACCTGCTGTTAATAAGAACGCATCAAATAGTCTATTAAAATGGTACTTCATTAACTTCCAGTTTTTTTAAGATGATTAACATCTTATCCAACTTATGATGCACAGTTTCTAAACTAAATTCAGCCCTTGAATCACTATGAGTTTTTTCTTCCTCTGGCTTATAATGTCCATTACTATCAAAACCAGATTCCTGCATATTTCCGAGAGATAAACCATTAACAGTAAAATAGTTTTTACCATCTTTGAATTGTTTAACTATTTTTATTTTAGTCCTTCTCTTGCAGTTTTGTTTTTGTAGGAGTGAATGGAGTGATTCTGTGGCGAAAAAACAAGTTTCACCATTATTTATTGTATCAAGTCCATACATATACCAAGTTCCATGTTGATTCACGCCAGTCTTAGGTTCATCATACATTAAAAAACCTTCTACTGGTTCGTTTACTTCAAACTTAATTGCTTCAGTCATTTTTAATCCCTTCTATTTTGTATTTAGTTGGTAGTTCTTGTTTTATAACAGGTTTACCCTTAGTAAAAAACTTCCAACCATCTAATGTGGTTTTTACGATACTTCTATTGAATTTGTATTCCTTCAATTTATAAGGTTTTGTTTTCCAAGAATCTGATAAATACAAACAATAGAGTTTTTTGATGGGTTTGTTAAATAGTTTATCCCATATAATTTTATAAGCTGATAGTTGTATCTGATGAGCAGGATATTCTTTCCCTGTTTTATAGTCTATAAGGCATAAATCCTTGCCAATCATACAGACCAGATCAGCAGTACCAGAATAAGGTATTCCCGGATGATATAACATAATCTCAGATGCAAGAGGGGTGGGATTTTGCTCTCTCCAAAAGGTAAGAAATCCCACCAACCTCTTTTGCACACGCCAATCACCCTTGATTGACTTACCAGTATCACTAATAAAATCTAATTTTGTTGTGATAGTATCACCATTTACAAGTTGATCTATGAGGATATGGATTAAAGTACCAAGTTCTGCCTTCTCATTACGAATGTCAATGCTTCGCCATCCATTAGTCATAAGCCAACTATCATAGGCAGCACCTTTACTCCAAACATTTTCAATAGTGGTAACACTTGGTTTATAAGAAGTTAAGTCTTTAGCATCTGGAGAATACCATCTGCCATTCAAATCGTGGCGTTCCACTTTATAAGGATTCACCACTAATTTATTTTGCTTTAAGTCTATTTTAATCTTAGATTTAGAAATAGATTCATTCATTGTATCTATCCTTTCTGTTGTTTAACCCGACAAAGAGCCCACTATTCTTAGTGGGCTTTGTCATTTATAGGATTATAAGAGAATATAAGGTATTCAGGCACTTCTAATGCTTCAGATATAAGCGTCTTATGTTTTGGAGTTATCTTGCGTTTACCTGTTTTCCAATGAGTTATAAGTGAGGGATGAATCGAAAGTTTACCCGCCAACCAAACTAAATTCCTTTCCTTACAATCTAATATATCTACAACTGTTTTAATTTCGCTTCTTTGCATTAATCCAAATGTAAAAACACTAATTATAACAAGTCAAGTTGTATTTTACATTTATTATTATGATATAAACAATAAACTCAGTAACCAAAAATAGCATTATATTGTATAAAATCCTTTCCTCAGTAACTAAATAAAAATAATTCCTCCTCTATAAGCTAAAATAGTTACTGAACGAGAGTAACCAGTTACTCCTATGAATATTCAGGAATTTAAGGAGGTGTTTTTATAGGGGCTTATGTTCCGTAGTTTAATACGGAAAATATGTTGTATATAAAAAAGGGGCTTTGCAGCCCCTCGTTTATAGGGTGGAATTTATTATTTTAACCCTTTCCGTGTATTCTGGCAAAATTGCCATTGCACCAGAGGGAGGAATCGAACCTCCCTCGATAACCGTTCTGGTGTTAATAGTCCTCATCCTCCTCTGTATTTTCCATTTGCCATAATTCCATAGCTAATGGGAAACAATCATTTGGACAATCATATTTATAACAACCAACATCCTCTAATTCTCCACCACATTTTGGGCATTCTATGTGACTCATTATTTTACTCCTTCATTGTTTTATCCTTTTTGTCAGGTTTATTGTTCACTATTAACTATTTTTAACTGATGCTTTATTTCTATTAACACTGCATCCTTTCCATACTCATCATAAAGGTTTTTTAATATGTAGTGATTCTTGTTAGGAGCAGGAGACACTACCTCTAAACACCTTAAATAACACCCCACACTGTTTTGTAATTCTTTATTATTCATTGTTTTATCCTTTTTTGTTGTGTTGTTATTTATAAGAAAATTCCTCGCCATTACATTAATTACTATACTCTTTTATAAACTTAATAAATGCCTCTTTTATAGTAACTCCATTTATAATGCAACCGATCTTTGTTTTTGTTGTTTTTTCTTTCATTGTTTTTTTCCTTTTTGTTATTTATAAAGAATCTTACTCATTAATTCATTATATCGTTTAAAATCAGTTTTATCGTCATCAACAACAAAAAACGCATTATTTGTTGGATTATATTTATTAATTAATTTTGTTAATTCTTTATTTTCTTTTATTGTTAATCTATTTTTATTTATTAGATTCATTTTGTACCTTTCTTTTTATAAGTAAAAATATAGCCGTTTGTAGTTTTCTCAATTATAAACCAATAACTAAGATGTTTTATAATATTTCTATTTATAATATCCCAGTTTATAATCTTTTTTGTAAGATTCTCATTTATAATCTTATTTCTAATAAAAACAGCAGTTTTTATGTTTTTATTCATTGTTGGTTTGTTCATATTACCTCCGTGTTTTGGGTTATTATTCCTTGTTCAATCAGGGATGTTGCTGTTCTGCCAAAACATCCCTGTAAGCTCCAGCACATCCCTGTATCCAAGAGATACTGCCAAGCTTCTATTTGTTCTTCTTCACTTGCACCTTCTCCTTCGCAGAACCCTTCTGCGTAAGCTGTTGCAAGGTATGGTGTCCATTCTATTTTAGCCATTATTTCTCCTTATTTATTTGTTTAATATTTTAATACAAGACTGAACACCTAATTTATTAGCCCCGTGATAAATTAGCAATAACGCCGCTAAACTGATCTCAATTGACTTTTTTAATTCAATTAATAACGGCAAGTAATTGCCATAATTATTTTGTGTTGTGATCACTTTGTTTTCAGCTCTTTTTACCAGTTGTGAAACATCACAACCGATTATTTCATTGTATTTATTGAATAATTCAAGGGCTTTTTTATTGCCGTTAAAATTATCAATAATGTTTTGTTGTGCTGCATTCATTGTTTTTCCCTTTATTTTAATGTAATTGGTAATTTATATTTTTAATTGATCCATTCCAACAAGCCCGACAGTCTAAACACTTTCCACCTTGAGAAGCCGCCACACAATTAAAAGAATTATTACTATTATAGTTAACTGTACTACTTAATTGAAAATTTGGGGCTTTTTTGCTTATTATATGGGCGGAAATTCTTAGGATAAAATTATCAGGAAATTTTAGATACTTTTTTAAATATTCTTGCACAATTTTGTATTCTCTTGTAGGTATCCAAAATTTTACGCTTGGAATCTTTTTTGCAATATATACCAGTGCATCAAGATGTTCTATGCTTTGTAAATCTCCTGAGTCATGCCAGCGAAAAATACCGTGCTTTTTAACTTTGTCTGAATTAATCACAATCACCATAGAATCCCGCCATAAAATTAGATCATCAACAATTTTATTGTATCTTTGATCCATAGCATTAAAAACACTTGGAAAGCGTCTGTAATTGCCCTTTAAGGCGTAGCAGTCTGAACATACAGAATTTGCCACAGTTCGCAGTTTAGAGCCAGTTTTACAATATTGGGCGGGAATTGAATAACAATAGCCCGGTATTTTACTGGGTACTGATAAACTCACTATGTTTTTATATGCTTGTTTTAATGTTATCTCATTCATATTATTATATACTTTCTTGCTGCAATTGTTCGCATATCATCTAATTGACCAAAGATATTATTGTTGTAATTCATAACATAAAAATAACTGTTATCAATCTCACTTAATAATTCAATCGGTAAGCTTGGATCAATATTACACAACTCTTTTTTACTGTAAATCAATTGCATTAATTCACCTTTGTTCATTGTTTCACCCTTTGTTTTAATTGTGTTTTTTAATATTATTTTATACATTGTTTAACTCTTTATTTCAGTTCTATTGATAATTGTGTAATTAAAATCTCTTGAATCACATTTTTTGCAGCTTAATACGTAATCCCAACCATTCACCTTTTTTAATTTAAATGTATTAATTCCAGTAAATTCTTTATGAATATTCCATTTGTTTGTACTGATAGTGAATAATTCATTATTACTGCATTCGTTACAACTTAATTTGCTTCTATATATGTTATACATTTATTTTAATTCCTTTATGTTTTGTTATTGTTTAACCTTGAACAAAGTTATAATGTAATATAGTATGCAATCAATACAAGTTTACATTGTAAGGTTGTTTAACTATATATAGTATGTTTACACCTAAATTCCACGCCATTAATACCACATATTGATCATACCAAGTAAGACTTATAATAATTAAAGCAATGTAACAAAGCAT